TTATTGATTTAGGTATCTTAAAACAATAGACAATACTCTTAATGTGTCAGCATAAAAATTTGCATAAACAATTGACTTAATATATAAAAGCATAGCATAAAATGCAGCTATTATTGGGTGTACATCATCAGGATCTGGAATAATAATTTCATTATTAAAGAATATTTTTATGAAGATAATCCATAGGGTAATTTTAATGCTAGATTTCATAATAGAATTTTTTTCATCTGTATTATAAAAAAATACAGTAGGTAAAAAAACAAAAATGGTAATAATCTCATTTGATATATCCATTGATACATAAAGATTAAAAACAAGAATTAGTATAGAAAAAACAAAAATAATCATAAAATCAAGTTGAGAAAAAAGAGTTTTTTTAGTAAATCTAATGAAAAATGAAATTATTGATGTTGAAAAGTTAATAACAAATAAATAAAATCCCCAAAAAATAAAGAATATCAATATTAGTGCAAATATATAGTTCATAAATATCTCTCCTTAAAAGTTTTTTATTAAATTATAGCTTTTAAGAGGTAAAAAATCAAATATTGAAAGGTGGAGGAGATGAACAATAAAAATAATTTAGTAGTATTTGAAAATACCGAACTTCAAGTAATGGTAAATAATAACAATGAAATTGAAATGGATATGGATGAATTAGCAAAAGCATTAGGATTTAAAGATAAGGAAAGTTTTAAAAGTATTATTTTAAGAAATCCAGAGTTACAAAGTTCAGAATATTCAAGTATGAAAAAAGTTTTAAGTAATGAAGGGGGAATATTAAAGAAAAGAGAAAAAAGAGTATTTAATCAAGATGGAATATTTGAAATTGCTTATCTAGCAAATACAGAAAGAGCAAAGCAGTTTAGAAGGTTTATAAAAAACTTTTCAAAGGAGATGATAACAAAATTAAAAACTAATCAAATAGCTTTAAATCAAGGAGTTCCAGCATTACCAGCAATGATAGAACCAAAGCTAGATAAAATGATGGAATTAGTAACTCAAAGAGATCTTGAAATAAAGGATATATTTGAATTTTTTGAAAAAGCAAAAGAATATTTTGAAATGATTGGACCAATGCAAGAGGATATAAAACTAATAAAAAGTAAAGTAGATGAAATTGTTGGTGCAGTGAATGAACTAAGTGATGCAGTGTATGGAGATGAAGATGGAGGAGAACAATAAATTTTATCTGGATTTATTAAGTTTACAGTCAGAAATGAGCTACAGAGAGTATTCAATCTCAACTCAAACAACATACAAAAGAATAGTAAAAGAATTTTTAGAAACAACAAATAAGGAAGTGATAGATGTAAAAAAGGAAGATGTAATCAGATATTTAGACAACAAGTTAATGACATTATCGGTTAATACTGTACTTGTAGAACTTAATGGTTTGTCCTTCTTCTTTGAAGAAATACTAGGCTTAAATATAACTGAAAATATTAGAAAGTATAAAAGAGTTTTTAAAACTAAGGACTTTATAACAATAGAGCAGTTTAATATATTAACAGCTTCAGTACCTGAAAGAGAAAGACTTATGTATATGGTTCTTAAAGAGTTAGGGTTATTTTTCAAAGAGATTGTAAAAATAAAGGTTGAAGATATTGACTATCAAAATGTAACAATATCAGGAAGGAGAGTAAGTAAGGATTTAATAAAAGATTTGTTAGGATATGCAGAAAAGCATGAGTTAGAAAATGAAATTTTTCCACTTGATTTGAGTACATTGTGGTACTGGAATAAAGTGAATACTAAAAAATATTTAGGAAGAGTTTGTAATCTTGATGATATGAAACATTCATTAGCATTAGAGTTATATATCAAACAAGGTAAAGAAGAGGAGGCAGTGGAGTATTTAAGATTAAAAAATGTGTATAGTTTAAGACAATATTATAAGAGAGCAGGTTATCAATATTTTAATTATTAGAAAAAAGGACATCATGCTCGGCAAAGCTATGGTGTCCCAAATAAAAAACTGATACTTTGATTATATCAAAAAGGAGAGTAAATGGAAAGAAAAATTTATATAGAAGGAATGCTTGAACATTTAAAGAAGCATCCAGACACATATAAAAAGATGATTTTAAAGTTAGAAAAGGAGCTTGAAAATGTGTATAGAACAGAAGGTAGAGCAATATAGAGAAAAGTTAATCAGAATAACAGAAATAAAGAAGAATTTAATTGATGCAGAAATAAGTCTACAAAAGGTAATGCAGGAGCTTAATCTAAGTCAATATGAATTTAAAAAACTTTTAAATGGAGAATTAGAAGAAAGAGAAGCTGAGGTTTTAGCACTATGTGAAAAGACACCAGGATATATTAAAAATAGAGATAAAAAAGTAAAGACTTTTCAAAAGTTGCTATTACAAAGAGATTTAACATTGAAAGATTTTTGTAAAAATGAAAGATTAGATGAAAAGAAGGTATATAGAGCATTAAGAGGACTCAATGCAGAAAGAGATCTAGAAACTGAAAAGGGAATTGAAAGGGCTTTGAATGTAAGGATCTTTTAGAAAGGAGCTTTTATGACAAAAGAATACTTATTAGAAGATTTACAAAGACTCTTTGAAAAAACTAGAACTCAGGCTTTAAGATTTGCAAAACTGAAAGGTTGGACTGTTGAAAAGAAAAAAATAGGAAAAGTTTATAAAAATGTATATAAGGCTTCTGAGGTGGATGCATATAGAGCTTCACTGGTGGAAGTTAAGGAAGAAAAAGAAAAGAAAGTAGTAACTAGGACAGTGGCAAAGAGAGAAGCAACAGCAATTGATGAGCTACCAGGTTGGAATCAACGGGTTGCTAATGCTAGGTTTATTATTTGTATGAAATTGGAAGAAAAGTATGAGGAAGGAGGAGATAGTAAGGAAGAAATAATAAAAAAGTTTGTAAAAGAGGCAAGTAAGAATTATCCACAACAGTTGGAAATTTTAAAAAAACTAACAGTACCTACACTTCGTAGGTGGTGGGGAATATATATAAAAAATAAACATAATCCACTGGCTTTGGCTTCTGGACATGGGACAACTAAGGGAATAAGAAGAGTAAAAGAAGAGGTTTTAGAAACTGCTAAAATGCTTTATTTTAGTAAAAATAAGCCAAAAATTACATTTGTATTTGAGAGAATAGTTGCAATGTTTGGAGTTGAGGCAATCAGCTATGGTACTTTAAGAAATTATCTTAATAAAGATATAAACATTATTGAAAAGAATAAAGCAAGAATGGGAAGCAAAGAGTTTAAAGACACTCATACGCCGTACATTGAAAGAAGTTATGAGGATATAAAAGCTGGAGAAGTTTGGATGTCAGATGGGCATGATTTGGAAATGATGTGCTATCAAGGAAATAGGAAAAAAGCAAATGGAGAAAGATACTTTGGATCTCCAAAATTAATAGTTTGGGTTGATGTAAAAAGTAGGTTTATAGTGGGTTGGAGCTTAGCTTGGGGTGAAACAACAGAAGCAATTGCAATAGCATTAAAAAGAGGAATTGAAAAGTATGGAGTTCCACAATATATTTATACAGATAATGGTAAAGCATATAAATCAAAAGTATTAAAAGGGACCGATGAACTTGATGGAATATATGCAAGTTTAGGAATAGATGTAGACCATGCAAAAGCATACAATGCACAAGCCAAGCACATAGAAAGGTGGTTTGTAGATTTTAAAGAAAGTTTTACAAAAGAATTTGCTACTTATAAGGGTGGAAACATTATAGAAAGACCTGAGCATCTTAGAAGTTTTGCAATGCAAAAACTAGATAAGGGAGAAATCTTAGAGCAGTGGGAACTTGAAGACTTAATAGAAAAGTTTATACAAATTAAAAACCATAACTATTATGCTTTAAGAAGGGCTGCTGGACTGAAAGCACATAGAGGTAGAGGGATGAACAATAGAACTCCACTTGAAGTGTTTGAAGAAGAAAATCCTGTTGCAAATAGAAGAATGTTGTCAGAACAAGAAATTAGGCTATTATTCTTATATGAAGAAATAAGAACTATAAAGCAAAATGGTATTGAATTTATGGGAAATACTTATGTTAATGAATACTTATATTATCATCAAACAGAAAAAGCCAAAATTAAGTATGATCCACACGATTTGAGTTACATTTTTGTATATCAAGAAACTGGTGAATTTCTTTGTAAAGCTGAACAGTTAGGACTTGCTGGTTGGAAAGATGTTACAGCAATTAAGACACATAAGAAAAGATTACAAAAAATTAGCAAGTTAAGTAAAGAAATTATGGGAATAAGAGAAGACATAAGAGATGATTTAGGTTTAATTGATGGCACAATAGTCGAAGATACTAAGGTTATAGAAAATAAAAGTAAAAAAGAAAAAATACTCATAGGTGAAGGAGTATATTTAGAAGATTAGGAGGAATAATGGAAGAGTTAAGAGCAAGGTTAGAAATATTTTCTGAGGAAAATAATATGAGTTATACAAAAATAGCAAAAGCTATGGGAGTAGGAGCAAGTACATTATCTGAGTGGAGAAAAGGGACATATACTGGAGATAATGAAGCCTTTTCAGAAAAAGTAGAAGACTTTTTAAATAGACATAAAAGAAAAATAAAAAGAATAAATTTTTCTATAAATACAGAATCAAAAAAGAGAGTATTTCATGTATTAAATACTATAAAAAATTATGTAAGTTCTAACATAACAGAAGGAATTATAGAAAGTGCAAAAATAGGATATATCTATGGGAGAGCAGGACTTGGAAAGACACATGCTCTACAAGAATGGTTAAAAACTTACAAAGGTAGAGGAGTTTTAATAACAGCAGAAAATGGAATATCTAGTGTAGGACTTATTAAAAAGCTAGCAAAAGAGCTAAAACTTGATACAAGTGGAAGTTCTGAAACTCTAAAAGATAGAATAAAAGATGCTGTAAAACTAACAGAAACTATCATAATTATTGACGAAGGAGAACACTTAAAAGCAAATGTAATTGATATTATCAGAAGTATAGCAGACCAAACAGGGATTGGTGTGGTTATTGCTGGAACTGAAGCATTAAAAAGTAAAATTTTATCAAGAAAAAAAGAATATGAATATTTATCAAGTCGTGCAGTTGTAAATATAACACTAAAAGATTTAGCAATAGATGATGTTTCAAGTATTGTGAAAGAATTTTTAAAAAATGAAACAGAATTATATAAAGAAAGTGAATTGCAGACATTGATAAGTTATATAAATATACAAGCAAGAGGATCAGCAAGAAACTTAGCAAATGTTTTAACAGCAAGCTATGAAATAGCTTTACAAAACAATTCATTAAAGATTGAAAAAAAATATATAGATGCAGCATTATCAACATTAGCACTTTAAGGAGGAGTATATGAAAGATAAGATATTAACTGAGGAAGCAAAGAAAATTTTAACAAAAGAATATGGGAAGGATGCTTTAAAAATTGATAAAGAACTGAATGAATTAGCAACTCTTTCAATTAAAAGAAAGAACTGTATTCAAGCGGCTAATAAAGGAAATTCAAAAGCTAGGGAAAGTTATATAAAAATTACAGAAGAATTTAAAAAAATTATAGCAATAATAAACAAAAAACTTTCAAAAATTTAGTGTTGCTTAGAATGGTGCTGAATAGAATGAAAAGAAAAAGAGTAAAAGTTAATGAATACTACTACTTTGTAGATATGTTTAATATTATACGAAGAATAAAAGAACAAGGATCAGCAATAGATAAATATAACTTTTTCATAAACAATTATTTTAGAACTAAGAGACAAGCTTTAAATGAAATTAAAAGGAGGCAACAATGTGGAAATTAGAAAAAGGTAATATTGTAAAGTGTATTATCTCAGACACTGGGGAGCTTACACTGGACAAAGAATATGAAATATTAGATATAGATACAAGTATTAGTCAAGTTGAAGTAATTAATGATAAAGGAGAAAGAAAAAGCTATTTATGGGCAAGATTTGATAAGGAGGCATTATGAGTGATTGGCTTTTAGCAGGACTTGGAATTACTTTATTTATTACAGGATTTAATGTGGGCCAGGATTATAAAATTCAAAAAGGGTTTTTTGGAAGAAAAAAGAAATATAAATATTACATAAGCTGTATTTACAAGGTGTATGGAGCAATATCATATACTGGAAAAGTTAGAATTTTTAATGAAGAAATGACAGAAAAGTTACTGGATGAATTTATAGAAGAGCTTAGAAAATTTTTAAAAAATAAGTTTAGAACAGAAGATGTTGCTGTAACTGTTGTTGATTTTAAAAGATTAAAGGACTAGATTATGCAAATAAAAGACTTATATAAGATTAATGGAATTATCTATGCTTATGAAAGTAATAATGGAGTATATGCAAAACTTGTGGATATATTGACAGGGTATGAGGAACTTATAAGAGTGGAGGAGTTAAAAAAATATGAGTATAAATAAAGTAACTGTAAATGGAAAAACATACATAATAAAAGGAGGAACATATTCAACAGTTTTTAATGGAAAAGTATACAGTGATGGAGAAGTGTATCTTGATGGAGAAAGAATTTATTGTAAAAAACCAATTTTTTTAAGAATATTGAAATTTCTTTTATTCATTGCAAGTATTTATGTAATATCAGGCATATACTTTTTAATCTGTGGATTTTTATTATTAATGAAAAAATAGGAGGAAAGAATGAATTTAGATTTTAAGAACATGACAGATGAACAAAAAGCAGCATTAAAAAAACAAATCTTAGAAGAAGAAGCACAAGAAAAAGCTAAAAGAAAAGCAAAGGTAGAAGGTTATAAAACTCTTGTTGATGAAACTGTAATAAAAGCAATGGAGAAAGTAAAAGGTGTCTCTAATCAAATAACAGCTGTAAAAAAAGAAGTTTTTGATGATTTCAAGAGCATTTTGGAACTGAAAGCTGAACTTTATGGAGTAAAAGAGAATCAACAATCTCACACATTTACAACAACTAATGGGAAAATATCTATAACATTAGGTTATAGAATGCTTGATAGCTTTGATGATACAGTTCATGCAGGAATAGAAAAGGTTAAAAATTATATTTATAAAACAGTTCAGGATGAAAATACTCATTTATTAGAAATAGTTAATTTGTTATTAAAAAAGGATAAAAATGGGAATTTGAAAGCTTCAAGAGTTATGGAGTTGGAAAAAATAGCTGGAAATATAAATGATACTGAACTAAGTGAAGGAGTTCAAATAATTAAAGAGGCTTGGAAACCTCAGAAGTCTAAGACATTTATTGAAGCATATTACAAAGATGAGAATGGGAATAAAATTAATATACCTCTTTCTATGACTACAGTAATGGAGGATTTAAAAAATGAAGGAGATAAAGAAACATCAAATTAAATATATTCATACATTAAAGCATAAAGTAAGGTTAAAAGATGAAGAATATAGAGCACTTTTAAAAAGTAAATTTAACAAAAAATCTAGTAAGGATCTCAGCTATAATCAGGCTGAGGTTCTTATCAAAATTTTAGAAAGATTAATAAATAATTATGCAACAGAAAAGCAAATAAATAAGTTTAATAATTTATACAACAAAGTCTACTATGAGAAGGATAAGAAAGAGTTCATAGAACAATATCTAGGAAAAGATAAAACAGTGAAAAATATGACAGTTAAAGATTGTAGCAAGTTAATATATATTCTTGAAGAAATAGTAGAATGGCAAGAGAAAAGAAAATTGAAAAAATCTAATTTGGAGGTTAAAGATGTGGAGATGTAAAAATTGTGGAGGAACTAAATTTGTAGCAACTGTCATTGCAGAACAAGAAGGGGAATTTGATGAAAGTGGAGAATTTGAAGCTGAATTTGATACAGATATAAGTCAAATACTGGAAGTAAAATATTTTAATTGTTGTAAATGTGGTTCAGAATTTGATGATATTAAAGAAATAGCTGATTGGGAGGAAGATTAATGAAAGAAATTAATATAACAAAGCATGCTCTAATGAGATATGCTTCAAGAGTTTATAAATATCAAATTATCAATGACCGAACATTTGATATTTGGAAAAAAACAAATGAAGATAAAATAGAAAGATTAGAAACAGATTTAAAAAATGAATTTCAAGGAACTGAGTACATCTGTACAGCAGCTTATGATGCTCATAAAAAAGCAGAGTTTTACATCAATAAAGATAAAATGATGACTTATGTAGTAGTTGGTGAAAATATGGTAACTTGTTATCCAATAAATTATGATTTAAGTGATGAGGGAAATAAAGCTATTTTAAATGTATTACTGGATAATTTAAAAAGAGCTAGGATAGATGAGGATAATTTTGAAGATAAGTATTTTAAAGAAAGAGATGACTTAAATAGGGAACTTGGATTACTAAAAGTAGAAACTGAGTTATTAAATTCTAAAATAAAAACTTTGAAAGAAAAACAGATAAAAATTGAGGCAAGACAAAATGAAATAGCAGGAGAACAGGTAGAATTAAGAAATATTATAAGAGTTGCTGAGGAAAAGATTGTTAGAAGTAAATTAGCTTTATAGGAGCAAAAATGGAAAGTCAAGAAGTTTTGAAACTTATAAAAGAAGCAAAAAAAGGAAGTAATGAAGCAACTGAAAAGCTAATTGAAAAGTACTTGAACACTGTTAGAAAGATTAATTATAAGTGGGGTAACACAGATGATGGATTTCAGGAAGGGATATTTGGAATTTATCAAGCAATTAAAACTTATGATGAAAGCTATAATACGAAATTTATGACACATCTGTATTTTCATATAGAAGCAAAAATTAGGAGATTCATAGATAAAGAAAGATATAGGGTCCCCCAGTATGTTATTGAATCCATAAAAAAAGGAGAAAAAGAAAGATTATACTTTTCAGAACTAGAAAATTTTGAGATTGAGGATAAAAACATAGAAATGGATAACTTAGAAAATAAAGTTCTTGTAGAGAAGTTATTAAAGTATTGTACAAAACAAGAAAGAACAGTAATAAAATATTTATTTTTTGAAGATTATTCAGGAGAAGAAGTAGCTAAAAAACTTGGAATATCAAGGCAGTGGGTACATAGTATAAAGTATAGAGCATTTAAAAAAATTAGAGAAAATATTAAAAGTCCTAGAAATTTCTAGGGCTTTTTTTGTATATGTTTTTGACAAAATTTAGTAAATATAATACAATATATATCATAAATTTTATTAGGAGGGACAAAATGAAAAAAATTTTGTATGGAGTTATTGGGGTAATAGTAGTTATAATTTTGTTTTCAATGTTTGGAGGAAATGATAGTTCAACATCTAACTCCAATTCAGAACCATCTAAAAAAGAAGAAACAAAAAAATACTTACAAGTAGGGGAAACAGGTAAAAGTGGTTATTTTGAAGTAACTATAAATTCAGTGGAAGTTGTAAATAGTAAAAAGATTGATGACTTTGAAAGTCTAAAAGCTGAAAAAGATTCTAAATATTTAATAATCAATATGACTTTTAAAAATGTTGATAAAGAAAGTAGAACAATCTTTGAAGGGTCTGTGTACATTGATTATAATGGTACTAAGTATGAATATGATCACACAGAAACATTCTTAGTAGATGGTTGGGGAGTTTTCTTTGATAAATTAAATCCTCTTACTTCTAAGACTACAAATATAGTTTATAAAATTCCTGCCGAAATAACAGGAGAAGCTGTATATAAAACTGGAAATGGAGTAGAATTTAATTTAGGTATTATAAAATAGTAATTTAATAAAATAGGTTTATTTAAAAGGTAAAAAGGGCAGTTCAACCTGTCCTTTTTATTTTCTTTATGATACTTTTTATATTGTCAATTAAAATAAAATATGTTAATATAATTGAGAGGAATACTAAAAGGAGGAGAGAAAATGGCTAAGAAATATATAAGTGTAGCACAAGCATCTAATAGACTTAATGTTTCAATAGGTACAATATACAATTATTGTAAAATTGGTACATTAGGGTATAGATGTATAAAAAATTCTAAAAAATATACTTGGCAAATTGATTTGGAAAGTTTGGAATTACTTGAAAAAGATAGCTCATTTAAAAGTTCCCTTCAAGTTAAAAAAAGTTTACAATATAATCTATTTTAAAAGAGTTCAAAAGCTCTTTTTTTTATGTTCAAAGTAGTGGTAATTTTATTAGAATTTTATTAAATAGTATATTAGTTAAAAATCAATTAAATACTCATAATTTGTTAGTTTTAATAATGGTAAAAATTCCAAAAAAAAATCTAAAAAAGTTTATAAAAATTTGAAAAATGTATTGCATAAATCAAATAAGTATGGTATAATAAATACATAAGGAGGTGAAGAAATGAGTAAAAAGAAAAAAAATCAAAAGAAAGGAGGGAATAAAAAAGAGTTAATTGAACTAATAACAGCAATAATAGAGTTAATCATAGCAGTCCTAACGCTGATAATTCTATTAGTAAGTTATTTCAACTAACTCAAATATCAAGGAACTGGAGTAATCCAGTTTCTTGATTAAATTATATCAGATTTTACTCATAAAAACAATATGAAGAATACTCTTTTATTGATAGTTAACACATTATTACTAATAACTTACTTGCATTATTCTAAAAACAAAGTTTTCTTTATAATTATAATTTTAATTGATATAATTGTTATAATAAATTCAATCAAGAAAATAAAGAAATTAAAAAGAGGAAGATAATTATGGTATTAGGGGGAAAAAGAGAAGGAGCAGGGAGAAGAAAATTGGAAGAAGAAAAAAAGAAAGTAACAAAATCTTTTCGGATAACTCCAACACTTCTAGCAGAAATAGAAAAAAAATATCCTGAAAAAACTCTCTCTTGGATAATAGAACAGGCATTAATTGAATATATTAAAAAATAAAATATCAAAAAAAGGCACATCAAAAATGGTGTGCTTTTTTATTTATTGCAAATTTTATAATCTTTGCAAATTTTGCAACATTCACTCCTTAAAAAAGTTATAACAAGTATGGAAAGTAAAAAAGTTTAAAAGGAGTAGTAAAAATGGCAAGAATAAAGCTACCATTTGCATATTTTGGGAGCAAAGGAAGATTTTTTAAAGAGATAAAGCTAATATTTGAAGAAAATTATAGAAAGAATTTTATTGACTTATTTGCAGGGTCTATGGAAATTCCAATAAATTTTAAAAATGAATTTAAGGAATTAGATGTACTAGCAAATGTAAAAGATGAAAAAATTGAATGTTTTTTATCTGGAAATGTTGTTGATACATATAAGAAAGGACTTGAATATATAAAATGTGATTTAAAAATAAATGCTAGAAACTTGTATGAAAATGACAGAGCAGCATTTGAAGAAGTAAGTAAGAGATTTAAAAATATATTTTCTGAATGTTGTCCTTGTTGTGGGAAAAAAATAAGTACAAGGGAAAAACATGAAGTTTTTAATGAAAACGAAAAAAGAGTTTTAAGAAGTTTAATGGGATTTGGTGGAAATGGAACAACATTAGCAAATGCTTTTTATTCAGAAGAAAAAATAAAAAAATTAGAACTTTATATAGGAGCATTAAAAACTATAAAAGTAACAACTGATTTATTTGATGAAAATTGGCAGTTTGAAAATAGTTTTATATTCTTAGATCCACCATACATTCGTAAAACAAATGTAGGAGAGGAAGGCTTTATAGGTTACAACTATGCTGATGATAAAGGTGTGGACTGGACAATAAAAGATGATGCAAGACTTATAGAATTTATTAAAAGAAATCAAAATAAAAATAATGTATTTCTTGTGTTTGGAAGTGTAGATAATAATCTATCAAAGTTATTAAAAGAAAATTTTGAATGTAAATTTATTATAAAAGAATATCAAAAGCAGATGTTTGGAAAATTAGCAGATAAAGCTGAATATTTTTGCATAATAAAATAAAAATGGAGGTGTCTTTATGAAGTTAGAGCTCGTACAGGCTAAAAGAATGTATGCAGATAATAAGAGTATTGATGAAATAGCTAGTGCTTTAAATAAAAGTAAAGGCACTGTTTACAGGTGGATAAAAGAAAATAAAGAAGAGTTTGAAGAAGCAAGAAAGTTAAAAGAATTATCAGTTGATGATATGGGTGAAATCTTAGATGAAGCACATAAGAAAATGCTTTTAAATATCATTGAAAATCCTCAAACATTAGTTGACCCAAAAGTAGCTGACTCGTTGATTAAAATAGCAAATGTTTTGGAAAAAATGGATAAAAGAAGAGAAAAAGAAAAGAAAGAAAAGCAACATGCTGAGGAAGAAGAAAGAGGGGTGTTAATAGTTGATGATATCAAAGAAGAAGAGAAAGCAACTTAAAATATCAGACTTATTAACTTCTAAATTTTACCCACTTTATTCAGCTTGGAAAAGTAATAAATACACTCGTTTAGTTTGCAAAGGTGGAAGGGGTTCAGCAAAATCAACTAATATTGCTTTGATTTTAGTTGTTGATTTAATGCAATATCCCGTTAATACTATTTGTTTTAGAAAAGTAGGAGAAACACTTAGAAAATCAGTATATGAACAAATAAAATGGGCTATTAAATTTTTAGGAGTAGAGGAATACTTTGAATATAAACTTAGTCCTCTTGAAATTATTTACAAAGAGAGAGGTAATAAGTTCATTTTTATGGGTGTAGATGACCCTCAAAAAAGTAAATCTATAAAAGAAGCTCAGTTCCCTGTTGCTCGTTACTGGTTTGAAGAACTTGCAGAGTTTAAGAATGAAGATGAAGTTGAAACAGTTTTAAATTCAATTTTTAGAGGAAAGTTAGAAAAAGGACTTATTTATAAAGGTTTTTTTTCATACAATCCACCAAAAATGAAACATAACTGGGTAAATAAAAAATATAATTATTCTTTCATAGAAAATAATGTATATGTACATCATTCAACATATTTAGAAAATCCACATATATCAGAAGAGTTTATAAAAGAAGCTGAAGCAGTTAAAGCAAAAGATGAAACAAAATATAGACTTGTATATATGGGAGAACCAATAGGCAATGGACTTGTTCCATTTCCTAATTTGGAAATAAGAGAAATAGAAGCGACAGAAATTGCAGGACTTGAAAAATTTAGAAATGGAGTTGACTGGGGTTATGGAGTTGATCCATTAGCTTTTGTTAGATGGGGATATGACAAAAAGAAAGGCATTATTTATGCACTAGATGAGTATTATGGAGTAGGTTTAAAAAACAGAAATCTAGCAAACTATATTCTTTCAAAAGGCTATGATGAGCTGGTTATGTGTGATAGTGCTGAACCCAAATCTATTGATGAATTAAAGGAATATGACATAAGTGCATGGGGAGCAAAAAAAGGTGCTGGAAGTGTTGAATATGGAGAAAAATGGCTTTCTGATTTGGAAGCAATAATAATAGATCCAAAAAGAACTCCAAACATATCAAGAGAATTTGAAATGATTGATTATGACACTGATCGTGAAGGGAATCCATTACCACGCTTATGTGATTCTAATAACCATACAATAGATGCAACAAGATACGCATTTTCTAATGATATGAAAAAAGGGAAGTGGGTATATGAGTATTAGAGAATTTTTTAAAAATTGGTTTTTCAAAGATTGTTCTGTAATGACTGGAGATGGGAAGAATTTTGAAGCATCTGAATATATGTCAACAATATGGGAACAGCCAGGCTTTATGCTGCCAGTTAAGAAAAAGATAAAGGCTTGTCAAAACATAGAAATGGGCATTTATATAGGAAAAGAGGATGGAAAGAAAAAAGTTGATAATCATATTTTAAATAAGATTTTTAGAATGATTAATCAAAATACATCATTCCAGGACTTTATAGATTATTTAATAGTGTGGTTAGAAGGTTCAAATAATGGAGTTTTATTAGAACTTATAAAAGGGCTACCCTCACTTGCTCCTGACTTATATATACACTCACCAAATAATTTTACAGTGTATTTTGAAGGTAGAAGGATAAGAGAAATAAGAATCCATAACCCAGCTAAAACAATAACTGGGGATGAATTAAAAAACTATATGTGGCTTACTTCTCCAAACTATGACAACATAATTGATGGAGTTAGTGGAAATGGAATAGGACAAGGAAGGAGCAAACAGAATGCATTAGCAATATTTGGAGCTTATTTATTCAAGGCTTGGAAATGGAACTGGAGCTTGGCAAATAATTTAGGAAAACCAGGGGGAATCCTTCAAACAGAAGGTGCAGTAGATAAGGAAGATAGAGAGGAAATAAGGAGTAAATACTCAGCTCACTATGCAGGTGCTGAAAATGCTGGAAGTCCTTTGGTACTTGGTTCAGGGTTAAAATATCAAGATACTTCAAAAGCACCAATAGATGCTGATTGGAGTACAGCAGAACAGAAAGCACATGAAAGAGCTGCTATTGCTGCTGATGTCCCAGTTGAGTTAGTAGGTGGTGGAGATTCAACTTATCAAAATAGGAAACAAGCCAAAAAAGAACTATATAGAGAGGCAGTAATCCCGTTTTTTAATAATTTAAAAAATTGGCTTAATTACTTATTAAGTGATTATTTAAAAAATGGAGAGTATATAGACTATGATCTTTCTGGTGCTGACGAGTTAAAAGACGATATAGGGGATATTATTCAAAAATTAGAACCTTTGAAAAATCGGGTAACAATAAATGAATATAGAAGAATTATATCATCACTTACTGATTTAAGTTTGGAACAAATAAAAGGTGGGGATGTCTTGCTTGTTGGTGGAGGAGATATGACACTAGAAGAAATTACTGAACCAGCAACAACAGAAGGCGAAAGAGCTGAGGATGTATGAAGAAGGAAGTTCAAAAAATAAAAGCATTAAAAGCATTAGAAAGGCGACTAAGTGCAAGAAATAAAAAAATTATAGAAAAGATATTTATAGAATTAAGAGACAAAATAATTGAAGATAATTCAAAAAAATATGATGTAAAAATGATTATAAATATTGACTATGAATGGCTTTTGAAGAAATTTAAAAAGGGTCTTGAAGTAGTTTATCTATATACATTCGAGGAGACTTTTAAAGGCTTTCAAAACATCTATAAGAAAACAATAAAATCTAAAACTATAAAAGGTATTAGAGATTATTTTTTAAAAGATTGGAATATAAAGAATGCTGGAAAACAAGCAACTAAAATGACAACAACAACAAAAAATATTTTAAATAAGATAATTACAACAGGACAAGAAGAAGGCTTATCACATAATGAAGTAGTTAAAGAACTGGTAAAAAATATTAATGGTATGACAGAACAAAGAGCCAGCACAATAGCAAGAACTGAAACAAGTAAGAGCATTAATACAACAAGTTATGAAACTGCTAAAAATGTGATGAAAGAAAAATGCTGGATACATGTTGGAGGAAAAAAGACATATAGACCACATCATAAAGCTATAAGCAATAAATGGGTTGATATAGATTATAAATGGAATTTAAAAGATGGTGTAGAAGCTGAGTATCCACACCAAGATAGTTTGCCAGTTTCTGAGGTTGTTAGATGTAGTTGTTTAATTATTTTTAGATAAAAGGAGTATAGAGATGCCAAAAAAAATAAAAAAGATAAAGAAAAAGGTATCATTTGGGAATAATGAAGGAATTAATTTTAATTGTGAACTTCAAGAATTTAAAGAAAATAGTGAAAAGGAAGGACAATTTACTGGAATCCTTGTAAATATGCAAGGGAATACTGCTGCTAAAGGAGTATATAGGTTTCAAAAAGGAAGTATGAAATCAAATGATGGGAAAAAATTACTTTTAATGTATAACCATTATGGGGAATTAATGCCAATTGGAACTTTGACTGGAAAGGAAACAGAAAAAGGGTTTGAAGTTATAGGGCAATTTCATTTGACAAAGGATGCCAATGGGAATTATTTGAATCCAGAAGCAGCAAAACTTTATTCTTTTATGAAAGAAATGCATGCCTCATTTGAAATGTCAGTTGGTGGAGTTATAGAAGAATATAAGGAAAAATCAGAAGGAAATAATTATTTTATAGATATATATAATTTCAATGCTCATGAGGGAAGTTTGACTCCAAAAGGAGCTGTAAAAGGAAGTAGAGTAACAAGAGTATTTAATAGAGAAAATGGAGGAATAGGACAAATGGATAAGGAACAATTAAAATTATTAATGGCTGAATTATTAGCAAATTTTAAAACTGAATTACTTGAAGCTGGTACATCAAAGGAAATTAAAGAATTACCAGCAAAATTTAATGAAATTAGTATAAAATTTGAAGAAATTAAAACTGAATTAAATGGAGAATTTAAAGCTGAAATTGAAAAGCAAATGAATGAATTTAATGAAATTATTAAAGGATTAAAAGCAGATTTTAAACCAACACAAAAAGAAGTGACAGCTGCTGAACAATTTAGTGCAATGATACAAACAGTTGAAAAAACAGGGAAATCAGCTGATGTAGTATTTACAGAATCAACAGAAGTAACTTTTGCAGATCCAGCAAGTACAACAAACACTTCTGCAGCTGTAAAAACTCAATATGTCAATAAAATCTTAGAAAGATTAACAGATATTAATCCAGTTCTAGCAGATATTACTTTTATACCTATAACAGATGGAAGTCTTACAATTCCAAGAGAAATTGCAGGATTACCAGAAACTGGTTGGGTTGGTGAAGAAGAAAACAGAAAAGAAACTGCTGCTTCAAAACTTGAAAATTTAAGTATTGCTATACATCAATTATATGCAATGCCTAAAATTACAAATAAATTGTTAGCAACAAATTTTGTGGGATATGCGAATTTCTTACTAAAAAGAGTTGAATATGCTTTATCTTTAAGATTAGCAGATGCCTTATTTAGTGGAACAGGGGCAAATATGCCAACAGGAATATTAAAAGATACATCTGTTAAGAAAAAAGTTGAATTTGATACAACAGATGACACAACATTTGTTGACTCTATAATAACAGCATATTATTCAATGAAAGAAGCAATAGCAAAAGAAGCAAAATGGTATTTTTCTCCAGAAACTTGGACAAGAATAGCAAAACTTAAAAATAGTCAAAAAGATTTTTATCTTACAGACTTAGACACTGGGACTACTAGAACATTAATGTCAAGACCAGTAATACTTGTTGATTCAGAAAATGCAGAGCTTAAAGGAATAGATACAGCAACAGCTGGAACAGATATTATTGGAGTATTTGCAGATTTAAGTACAGCAGTAATGGGAATTCAAAATAATGCTATGACAATGAGATTAGAAGATAAAGTAACTTCTAAAGGATATACAAAATACTATATGGAAAAAGGCGTAGGTTTTGGAGTTCAATTACCTGAAAATATTATAAAAATAGTTAAAAAAGCATAATGTAAGAGGGATTATTCCCTCTTACAATGCTAGCAAGGGGATAGCATGGGAATTAAATATGATTTAGAAATTGCTAAAGTACTCACTAATATTGAGGATGAAAAACTTTTAAATTTTTATATTAATGCAGTAATAAAAAAAATAGAGGGAATATTAGGCTATGAGCTTTTAAAGGGGCAAATAACAAGTTTAGTTAGTGGACTTAATAAAAACTATGTATTCTTACCTAGAAAAGAAATTGAAAGGGTATTGAACGCTAAAAGTGGGTGTAAAAAACTCCCTTTCAGTTTTGTAAATAGAAAAGTAATATTTGATGAAATAATTACAGTGGATTCTTATGTAGAAATTGAATATATAGCTGGATATGAAGAGTTACCTGAAAATCTTTTAATGTTTATTTGTTCAATTATTAAAGAAGAACTTTCAAATGCTGAGGGCTTAAAGAGTTATGGAATAAGAGGAATAAACTATACTTTTCTTAATAAAATAGAACAATCTGATAACTTTATACGAGGAGTTAAAGACTTGTTTGGAGTTGTAGAGATATGATAGTTAAATCATTAAAAGAAATTGAATACTTAGCAAAACATCAATTAGAAATTGGAATATTAGCTATTGATAAAAGTTTAATGGGAGAAAATGGAAAAACAACAATATTGAATTATGCAATATGGAATGAATTTGGAACTTCTGATATACCAGCTCGTCCTTTTATGAGAAATGCTTTTGATAGTAACAGAGGAATTATTTCAAACTTAATTCAAACAGCACCCAAGAAGGTTATAAAAGGGGAAAAGAGTGGAAAAGAAGCACTTATGGAGATAGGAGAAACTATAAGGGGTTTAATAATTCAAAGTATTGCTACAGCTCATGCTTGGGCAGTTCCAAATGATCCAAAAACTTTAAAAATAAAAACTAAGAATAGACAGACTAATAATACAAAACCACTTCTTGATAACAGGTTTTTAATCAAGTCAATTAGATATCAAATAGTAAATGAAAATGGAACAATAGAATATTTAGCAGATTTTAAGGATGTATAAAATGGATAAAGTTATTTTATTAAGTAAGCACATAACAAATATAAAAGTTATTTCAAAAGCTAAAGGAAGATGGGAAAAAGGAAAATATATAGCTGATGAAGAAAAAGAAAAGATTATAAAAGGTGTATATATGCCTGTTTCATCTGACACTTTGAAATATTATCCACAAGGCGAAATAACTCTTAAAGATATGGAGTTATTTACAAAAGAGAAGCTAAAAGAAGGAGATATTGCTATTTTAAGAGAAGAAGAATTTAAAATAATCGAAATAACTGACTTTGATTATTTAGCTGATATAAAAAGCTATATTTTGAAAAGGAGCACAAAAGATGATTAACCCTATAATTGAACTGCTTAATAAAATGAGTAATATCCAAATTATCCCAGCTTTTACTGATAAAAAGCCTCCAAAAAAGCCCTATGCAACTTATCAAGTGTTAAATATAAATAGTGCTGATTTTAGAGGATACACAGAAAGAGAATACATAAAAAAAGATGAAAAATATCTTGAAACAACAGAATATAGAATAATGGCGAGAATTCAATTTGATGTTTATTCTGAAACACAAGAAGAGACTTTAGAAAATGCAACAACACTGAGAGAACTAATTCTTTTTAATACAAGAAGAGAAATTGGAAGAATAGAAGCTGGAGTTGCAAAAAGCGGTGAAATAAAATCATTAAATGAATTAATTAATGCTAAATATGAATATCGTTGTAGTTTTGACATAGTTTTTGAATATATGAAAATAACAAAAGAAAGAGAGCTTGAACTAATAAAAGAAATAGAATTGTTAGTTAATGAAAAGTATAGAAGTAGAATAGCAAGGAGGAAAGAATAATGGGAGTATATAGAGAGCCAATAAAAATAATATTAGAACAAGAGTTAAATTTAACAATAGCAGCACTTAACAAAACTCTTATAGTTACAAATGATAAGAATGCAGATTTTAAATATTATATGAACTCTAAAGATGTTGCTAATGATTTTGGAAATAATTCAAAAGTATATAAAATAGTGGAGAAGTTTCTAGGACAAAGAGATGGAGATGGCAATATATTAAAACCTGACTTCTTTGGAATAGTTGGGGTTACTGTGAGTGGACAAGAAAAAATTGAGGATAAATTGAAAGAAGTGTTAAATGAAAATTTAGATAAAGAATGGTATGCACTTTTAACTACTTTTGATAGTGTTGAAACTATGAAAGCTGTAAGTTCATTTTTAACTGAAAATAGAAAAATTTATATTACAGAAGTAAAGGCTTATCCAATAGCTGATACTTTAAAATCTGATAGAATAGTACCTATTTGGAATTTAAAAAGAGATGAAACTAACAAAAAATATAAAGCAGCAGCTTATGCAGGAGTAGTAATAACAAAAGGAGCAGGATACAGAAGCTCAATGATAGAGTTACAAGGAGTAACAGCTGATACTGAACTAGCTAAAAAGCCTGAACTTACAAAAAATAATATTACATTTGTGGAAAAAAGAACATCAGAAGGCTATATAACAGCCAATGGTGGAAAAGCAACAGATGGAACTTATTTAGATGATACAACTGCTATTGATTGTATCATTGTAAATCTAAATGAAAATTTAGAAAAAGCTATGATTAAAAAGGGTTTCCCACAAGATGAGGAAGGGTATGCTTTTTTAGAAGAAACATTAAACAATGTTATGGAAGAAATGGGGGCTAATAATTTACTTGCAAAATTAAATGGTAAATATCAATATACTGTTTTCCCAGTTAATCAGACAGCGACAGAAAGAGGACTAAGAATAATAAGACCTAAGGTTTTATTTAGACTTAGAAATTGGGCTTATTTCATTGATTTAACATTAATGAAAACTAATAAAGATATTGGAGGTAAAGAATAATGGTTGATTTAAGTAAAAAAATTTTTATTTTCAATGGATATACTTTTAAAAATTTTAGAAGTTTGAGTGTTGGAGCTCCTGAAGATAGATATAAACAATCAGATAAAAGTATTTATGGAGAAAGAAGGATCTTATACAGCCCAGATCCAAACATTGAAATAACAATTACAGTTGCAACAGGTACAGAAGATGAAAAGATACTTTTAAATGCTTCAGAAAATGTAATAACTGGTTCAGGATATTTTAAAGATAGTTCAATTCCAAAGTACAGTAGAGGAGTAACAATAAAAGAAATTGCAGTAAATAAAAGTGAGTTGGCAAATGATGGAGAATCTGATTCAAGAGAATTTAAACTTGTATGTGTGGGAGTAAGTGAGGTAATAAACTAATGGAAAATAAAAAAGAGCAACAAGAATTAAAAAATAAAGAATTTTTAGAAAAATTAGAAAATAAGAATATTTCAAATGTAATCTTTAAGCCAGAAGGTTTAGGAGCTTTAGAATTTGATTTAATGATGACAGGAAAAGATTTTAAAACAATAGATAGACCTTTCAGAATAGAGAGAGTTTCAACAGATACATTTTTTAAATTATTGTCAAAGAAAGAAGAATTAACAACAGGAAAAGAGTTATTGACAAATTTTATAGCTCAACCTATTGAAGCGAGAGACATAGAATTTTTTAATATGGACCAAGAAGCATTAGAAACAGTTGTAACAGTTATCACAGAGTTTCAACAAACACCCTTTTTATTCATTAAAAACTTTGAAGAAAATAAGGGAAATTAAACAAGGAAGATTTGATATTTGCTTTGAGTCAAAAATTCCATATTTTGATAAAACTGTTGGGGAGTTATGTTATGAGGAGTATATGCTTTTACAGTTAGCTTGGGATAACTATATTAAAAGAAAAAATAAAAACTAGAAAGGAGGGTTAGCTATGCTTGAACAATTAAGTTTGAATTTTAAAGTAATAGGAGATGGATTAGATTCTTTAAAAAAAATTGATGCACAAATAAATACTTTAAAAAATAGTATGAATAACACTAAAAATTCTATAAGTTCAGCATTTAGTAGTTTAAAGAATAAAATTAGCTCAGTAAAGCAAAATCTTACTAATTTGAAAAGTAAAATTAGCTCAACTTTTAATACTTTAAAAACTAAAATTATAGCTAACTTTCCTATTATTTCAAGATTAAAGAATGGTTTTAAGGGACTTAAAAGAAGACTAGGAAATTTTGGAAATTATGCACAGCAACAGTTTGAAAATAGTAAAAACAAAGCTAATACATTTTTAGGAGTTTTAAAAAGAATTGCCACAACATTAGCAGCAGGTTTTACAATAAAGACTGCTATCGAAGGTGCTGCAAATATTGAACAGTATAGAAATACCCTTGAAACTGTTTTGAAAGACCCAAATGTAGCAAGAAAAAAATTAGCTTGGGCAAGTAGGTTTGCAAATAAAACACCATTTGAAACAGAAGAAGTAGTTGGAGGAATGACAAAACTTCAATCTTATGGAATTGAAGGAGATAGAATTTTAAAAACTACTAATAGGACCTATTTAGAAATGATTGGGGATATGGCATCAGGAATGGGCAAAAGTTTTGACCAAGCAATTGAAGCTGTTGCTGATGCAAGAACTGGAGAACTTGAAAGATTAAAAGAATTTGGAATTACTAAGAATATGATTGCCGAGTTTGGAAAAAGCAAGGGCTTAGAAATATTTAACAGTAAAGGACAAATCAATGATCTAGAACTATTTAATAAGACTTTGTTTGAAATGATGGACTCTCGTTTTGGTGGTGCAATGGAAAAACAAGCCAAAACATTTAAGGGAGGACTATCAACTATATCTGGAGCTGCAAAGTCAGCACTTTCAACATTGGCAGGAGTGAATGAATTTGGAGATATAGTTGAAAACTCTCCATTTCAAATTCTTAGAGATAAGGTTATTATTCCATTTGCTAATACTTTAGTAAAACTTCAAGAAGATGGAACATTTACTAGATGGGCAGAAAATTTATCTAACATTTTTGGAGAAATAATTAATATTGGTGGAAAAGTAATAGATTTTATTGTTAAGTGGAAGGAAGTTTTAATTCCTTTAGCAAGTGCAATAGCTGGAATTTTTGTAATTAATAAGATTATAGTTTTAATTGGAGCTTTAAAAACAGCATTAGCAGGATTCTCATTTAATCCTATTATGCTTGGAATAGGGGCTGTAATAGCTATTGGTGTTTTATTATACAGAAACTGGGACTTAATAAAAGCTAAATTAGCTGCACTTTGGGAAAGTATAAAAGCATTTGGAGCAAAAATAAAAGATTTCTTTATAAAAATTTGGGAGAAAATAAAAGCATTTGGTAAGGCATTGTGGGATATTGGTAAAAAAATGTTTATGTTATTTACTCCTTTTGGCTTAATTATTAGAGTTGGAAAATTAATAATAGAAAATTGGGATTTAATAAAAGCTAAATTTATTTCAGTATTTATCTCAATATCAAGTTTCTTAAAAGATATTTGGGAAGAAATAAAAAATAAGTTTTCAAAATTAGGAGTTTACTTTTATTCTAAGCTACAAACAATAGGCAATTTCTTTGTAGACTTAAAAGATAAAGTAGTTGCAACATTTAATAAATTAATAAATAAATTAAAAAGTATTTTTGAAAAAATAAAGTCAACATTTTCATCAATATTTACTTCAATATCAAGTTTCTTAAAAGGCACTTGGGGAGGAATAAAAGAGAAATTTTCAGAGTTAGGAGTTTACTTTTATTCTAAGTTACAAACAATAGGTAATTTCTTTGTAGGCTTAAAAGATAAAGTTGTAGGGATATTTAATAAGTTAATAAATAAATTAAAAAGTATCTGGGAGAAAATAAAGTCAACATTTTCATCAGTATTTAACTATATATCAAACTTCTTAAAAGACACTTGGGAAGGAATAAAAACTAAATTTTCAGAGTTAGGGACTTATTTTTATTCTAAGTTACAAACAATAGGCAATTTTTTTATAGGATTAAAAGACAAAGCTGTTGATATATTTTTTAAGTTAATTGATAAATTAAAAGAAGTGTGGGAGACAATGAAGTCAACTGCTGCTTCAGCTTTTGATTTTATATTAGATTATGTTGCTAAAATTTGGGAAAATATTAAAGGATTCTTCTCAAACTTAGGACAAAAAATAAAATCATTACCAGGCATATCATGGTTTTTTGATGATAGTGGAGAGAAGAAAACAACAACTGAAAGAGTATACTTTGAAGATACTCCTGTGATAGATGGGACACATAAAACAGGACTTGACTATGTTCCTTTCGATGGCTATATAGCTGAACTTCATAAGGGAGAGAGGGTACTAACTGCTGAAGAAAATAATGCTTATTCAAATGTAGAAAATAATAGCTTTTCGGATATAAAAAGTTCAACAAATACTAAAAATTCTAATAAAACTGATAAAAGAGTTATATTAAATCTTACTATAAATATGCCAACAACTACAAAAGCTGAAACTGATTGGAACAGAGTAGGAGAAATAATAGTTGAGAAATTAGAAGATTTTATGCTACAAAATGAGATTGCAAAAGGAGATATATAGATGTTTTCAATAACAAATTTGATGAGTAAAGTAAGTAGTTTTTTAAGCAGTGCTAACTCATTGTCTAATCAAATTGATAATCATATTAAGAAAACTCCACCTATTCTATTAGGAAATATCCAGCTTCAATTAGTTTCTGATGTATCTGAAAGCTATTCTAATGATGTTCCAACAGTTCCAATAGATGATGGAACTCAAATAGCTGATAATATAACTCCAAACCCTTTGGAATTATCTTTTAAAGTTCAAATTGTTGGAGCTAATCATAAAGAAATTTTTGAAAAAATTATAGAACTTAGAAATAAAAGAGAACTTGTGGACTTGTATATGGTTAAGTTATATAAAAATATGGCTATCACAAGTATAGAAAATACAATAACATCTTTATACTATACAGAGTTTACAATTTCCTTAGTTGAAATAAAAATTGCTCATGTTTCTATGATACCAGCACCCAGCAAAAAGGCTAAACCTGCTGTAAGAAAGAAAACAAAAATAAAAACAGGAGCAAAAGTAAGAAATAAAATAAATGAAGTAAGAAAAAATGCAAATGGAACAAAAGATTGGGAAGGAGATTTACAAAGTGAACATATAAAATTACCTAATAGTAATGGTGGTGAAAAATCAGCAGGTGGAGGAGCATTTTAATGAAAATAAATATAATGAAAGAATCAATTCCATATATAACTGATGTAACTATTGCAGGTACAACTTTTCAGTTTGAATTTACATATAATTCTTATGACAAAAGGGTATATGTAACACTTTATGACATTGAGGATAATTTAATATACCCAAATGAGCCTATTTTATTCGGTATTCCACTTTGGTTTAATAAATTAGTTGATGAAAAAGGAAACTTTAATAAAAAATATCCACAAAAATATATTATTCCTAATACTTTGGACAGAAAAGCAGTAAAAATTGACTATGAAAATATAGATAAAATTAAACTTTTAGTGGAGGAATAATGGAATTTATAGCAAATAGACCTATTTTCCCAAGAAATTCATACCTTGTTATAAATGGAGTAAAAATAAATGATCATAATAATAATGGATTAAAGTTTGATGTTGAGGTAAAAAGTGGAGAAGAAGGGAAAGTAGGAGTAGGAACATTTAAAATATACAATTTAAGTCAAGACATAGAGGTAGGAAGTGAGATAGAGCTTTGGTTTGGTTATGAGTCTGATATTGGATATTATTCTAAGTATGAAGTTATTAAAAAGAAAAAAGCAAGAGATGGAGCTTCTTTTGTTCAAGAGCTAACTTGTTCAGAAAGAACTAAGAATAGCAGTAAAATAGTTTCTATTAGTTTAGATGGGAATGTAAGAATATCAGAAGCTATTAAAGAAGTTACTAAGGAATTAGGTTTAAATCTTATTTCTATGGATCTAAATAAAGACAAAATTTATACAAATGGTTTTACTTGTTATAGTCAAGGTTTTCAGGAGTTAAAAGAGTTAGTTGGAGATTCTGAAAGTAAAATGACATTAAAAGGCGATGATCTTTACATTTATACAGATAAGCAGAAAAATCAAGCTATTTATTTAACTTTTGAAAGTGGTTTGATACATAATCCTGAGGCTGTTGAAAAGCAAGAAAAGGAAACAAAAGTAAATAAAAAGTCAGATAATAAAAAAACTGATAGTAAAAAAGATGAAAAATGGAGTAAGGAAAAGAAAAAGAAAACTGTAAAAGAAAGTAATAAATATGACTATACTGTTGAATGTTTCCCAATTCACTATATAAAAAAAGGAGACATTATATATGTTTCAAGTGATGATGTCAGTGGATTTATGCAAGTTGAAGAGGTAAATATTTCTTTAAATGATAGTTGGAATATGAAACTAGGGGTAAAAGTGATGAAAGATGATGGAAAACATAAGGATAATTCTAGTAAAAATACAAAAAATAAGAAAAGGTAGATTTGTAGATGCTGAGCCTTTGTTTAGTCCAAATGGAGTTGCTTTACCTGTACTTCGTAATGTCCCAGTTGCATTATTTGGAGATAGTAAAGACCATATTGACTGGAATATCAAAGAAGGGGATATAATGCCGTATTTTATATTAACTTTTGATATTTCTTCATATATAAGTCAAGGTTCTCATGATGTTATGGATTCAAATAGAAGGAATAATTTAAATAATGGTTTTATTTTACCTTTCACAATCCCAAATGCTACTGAAAGTCTTGAATTTCCTTCTGATATTAGAATTATTGGAGATAGATTAGAGGAAGGGAATATTGATTTAAAAGGAAATTCTAGTCAAAAAGGAAATGTTGAAATAACTGGAGATACTACTCAAAAAGGAAATACAACACAAACTGGGAATATATCCTCAACTGGAACTGTTTCAGCAACAGAAGATGTTAAGGCTGGAGATAAGAGCTTAAAAAATCATAAGCATTCAGGAGTAGCAAAAGGAAATGACACAAGTGGAGGAGTAGTTTAATGAAAGCTATAAAAATGAATGATGGAGATATTAACTTTTCAACTATTTCAGGAATAGAAGAGTTTTGGCAAAGAGTAGTAAACTCCTTAAAAATATACTCAATAGAGTGCTTTTATGATGAAAATTTAGGGCTTGATATAAGAATAATAAATGAACAAGATGTAGCTGAGTATAAACTTGAACATATTTGCAGAAAGTTACAAGAATGGTTTAGAAGTGAAATAGAGTCAGTTAGTTATCAAATAATTTCTGAGGAAGAAAGAACTTTAAAAGCAAAAATATATATAACTCATAAAGAACATAATGATATAGAAAAAGAGGTGATTATCAGTGGATAAATTTGAAACAAAAGGCTTTCAAGGACTTATGGAATTAGCACAAAAAGAGGCACAGAAAAAGGAAAACTTTGGGAGTGATTTCAATGTTGAGTCAACTGGTGATTATTACAAACTAGCAGCACCTTTTATATATCTTTGCTCTTACCTGGAAGATAAAATTATTTCAATAGCAAGGGGTTTAAATATATATAATGCACAAAATGAAGAACTAGATAATTTATTATATTTTTTCCCTAGACGGTTTGGAACAAAAGCCCTAATACATTGTAAAGTTACAGCAGTAGGCTTTGTTGATGTAATACAAGGGGATATTATTATCCAAGCAGAAAATGGGACAAGATATGAAAATATAGAAAGGTTTGAGGTGGATTCTTCAAAGAGTAAGACAATACTATTTCAGAGCCTGTTCGATGGAGAGGAAGGAAACATTCAAATTAATAAAATTGAAAAAGTTATAAAAGCACCAGCTTCAATAGTAGATGTACAAAATACAGAAATTGGAGAAGGTGGGCTTTCTTCTGAAACTGATTATGAGTATTTAAAAAGATATTTAGCTGGAAATAGTAAAGGGGAATGGGCTTTATTACCTGTTTTAAATGCTATTAGAAAATTACCAGGAGTGAAAAGTGCTAATGGGATAAGAAATAATACAATGAACATTGACAGTTTTGGACTTTCTCCAAAAAGCATTTGGATAGTTGTAGATGGAGGAATAAAAGAAGAAATAGCACATGCTATTTATATGCACATTCATACACCTGATACAAGGGGAAGTGTTGTTGTAAATGTTCCAACATCTGTACCAAATTATTATGAAGTTATAAGATTTGACAGACCAACTCAAACAGAAATTGAATATAAATTGGATATAAAAAGTGCTGATGAATTGAAAATCAAAAACTTAATTGATGAGTACATTAATGAAGCTGGAATAGGAGCTTTACTATCAAATGGGACATTCTTATATGAGTATCTTTATAATAAAAACTATAAATATACAGATTTTGACTTAAAGTTTAGAAAAAAAAATACTCTTATTTGGAGTAATTCAATTCAATTAAACTTTAACGAAATACCAAAAAGTGCTGGGAGAATATCATGATTGATGAAGTTATAAAGGGTTTACCTTTGTATTTTCAAAAAGAAAATACAATAAAATTTTATAAAACTTTGAAGCCTGTTATTGAGTATATAGATAATTTAATAGAAGATTTAAAAAATCAAACATCATTATTAAAATGTTCAGGGATATTTTTAGATTTTATGGGTGAAAGATATGATGAAAAGAGAAATGGTCGAGATGATGAAACTTATAGACAAGCATTGATTATTAAAAAAATGGCACTTGATGGATTACCCAATACGGAGTTTTTACTTTCATTAACGAGAGAACTTACTAATAAAGAAGTTACAAAATTAAAGACCAGACCATTACAAGAAGTAGCAAGCCAGCTATTTAAAATAAATATGGTTGATGACTTGAAAGTTATTAATAAAATGCCTGATTTAAATAAAGTTTGTGAAGCTGGAGCAAGAATGTATTGGGAGCTTGAAATTATCAACAATAAAAGCAATCAATACTATTCATCAATTGTTGAGAATATAAAAAAAATAGAATTAAAAGCTGATTTTAAACTAGATCAAACAATGAGAATAAATTCAAAGTTAAATACGGCTCAAGGGATAGGATTTACTAAAATAATCAAGATAGGAGGAACTAAATAATGAGTTATTTTGAAGGCTTAAAGCTAACAAAAAAAGGTGAACAACTTCAAGCTAAAATAAATGGGAATTTATCTGAAACTCTAACTTTTACAAAAGCAAAGTTAGGAAGTGGTTCAATAACTTCAAATGATGAGATTAGATTCTTAACAGATGTAAAAGAAGTATGGGGGACAGCTAATGTAACTAGTTGTAAGATACAGGGAGATGAAAAAAATATAGTAGCTATAGAACTTCAATTTTCTAATGCTGAGCTAAGAGAAGATAAAATCTTCAGAGAAATTGGACTTTATGCACAAGGAAATGAAGGTGAAGAAATTCTTTATGCTTATGCTAATGCTGGAGATAAATATGATTATATTCCATTAATGAAAGATAGTCCACATTCTTTTATAATAGTAATTTATTTCAATATAACAAGTGGTTCAAAAGTTGATGCCAAAATTGATTTACATAGTTATGTATCACTTCAAGAGTTTAATGAAGGAATGAATAAAAAAGTAAATAAAACAGACTATGCTTCAGCTGAGCAGTACGGAATCGTTAAATATGGGACTCAAGAAAGTACGGCACTAGAAGGGAATAAATTCACACAAATGACAGGAAAAGACTATGGTGGAATTTTGAATATTGCTGGACAAAAAGAAGCAGGAAAAGCATACTGGGATAATAATACAAAAAAGCTATATATTTGTAAAAATAATAATAGTGATATATCCCCAAATGTTAATAATTATGTTCCGTTTGATTCTAACTCACTTTTTGAGAGATTGGAAAATCTAATCAAAACGGATAATTATAATCAACAAAATTCTGGGTATTTTGAGTTGTTTGGCAGAATAATTTATTATGGAAGTTTTAAATACGCTAGTTCATCCAATTATGTTCAAGAATTTTCTTTACAAAGAGACATTGAAAATTGGCAAAATGCAAATGTTATCTGTACTCTAAGAGAAATTAATCAAAAATTTATAGATAAAACATTTTCTGCAAAAATGACTAATAAAAATATATTATCTGTTAGAAGTAACTTATTTAATGCAGAAACAGTTACTATATCATTTTTAATTATAGCTAGAGTTTAAACAATTCCAACTATTATAAAAGTTCCACTTGCATTTTGTAAACCAGTATTACTGTTATTCACTCTAATTGTAATTTTATTTGTGTTTATATAAGCCATTATTGTTAGATTTCCAACTTTGAATAGATTTTCCAATCTATACAGATTCACTTATGATGAAATAAATACCCTAATTAAAAAAATGAAAGGAGAAATAAAAATGAAGACAATAAACTTTTATAAAGATACAGAATTAAAATATTCAGTATATTCCAATAGTTTAGAAGATGTCAAAAATAATCCACTTAGTTATTTTCCTGAATATACTGATGATATGTTCATAACAGATAAGAATTTTCAATATCCAATAATCAAGAATAATGAACTAATGGAAATGACAAGAGAAGAAAGAATAGAACAAGAGATAGAAACTCAACTGGAACCTGGTGAATTTATAAAAAATAAAAAACTTATTAAAGTCCCTCAGCCGAGTAAATACCATTTTTGGAATAAAGAGACCAATAAATGGGATTTAGACCTGGAAGGTTTAAAGCATATTACAAGAAGAAAATTTAGACAAATTTTACTAGATAAAATTTATGCTGACTTTGATTATAATGGAAAAATCTTTCAGATGGGTGAAGCGGATGAAATCAATTTCTTAAGAGTAAAATCAGCAATAGATATAGCAACAACAAGTAATGATCCAAAAGCAATTATAGAAGCTGTTAAATTTCTAAAAGTTGAAGTTCCAGAAGGGTTTGAAGAAAAAGTAAAAGCAATTATAAAAGATAAGACAACATTATCAGAAGTAATTCAAAATTTAAAAATAAATTGGAGATTAAAAGACAATTCAGTAGATTCCTTTACCTTTGGAGAAATTAATCATATATATCTATTATGGATATTAAGAGGAACAGCTGCACAAGAGGAGTACACAGCAATAACAACAAAAACAATGAAAGCTAAATCTTTGGAAGAATTAGAATCTATTGAATGGAAATAAAAGGGGTGATGCAAATGTTTAGTTTGTCACAAGCAAGCCAAAAAATGATGATAGGAGTTCATCCTGATCTAGTGAGATTTATGGAAGAACTGATAGGATTAAGTCCTCATGATTTCAAAATAACTTGTGGAATGAGAACAGCAGAGGAGCAAAACAAACTATATCAATATGGTAGAACTATTCCAGGAGCATGGAGGACAAATTGCGATGGATATAAAGTTCAATCAAATCATCAAGAGAAGATTGATGGACTTGGTTATGCTATTGATATTGGTGTATTAGTTAAAGAAAAAACTAAAAAAATAGTGGTAGAAAATGGTAAAAAAGTGGAAAAAGAAGTGGAAGTAACAGTTTACAAAGCAGGTCCACAAGACTTTCATTATTATAAAGATATCTATGAAACTGCCAAAAAACATGGGTTAATAGATAAATATAATATTGAATGGGGTGGAGAATGGAAAAAAGTAGATGCTGTACATTTCCAAATCAGAGGAGCAGGAAAAATACCTTATAAAGTAGTTTATAATAAAAAATAGGAGGATTAGAAAATGATCAATCAAGTAATTACATATTTAAAAGGTTTTAGCCAAGAACAATGCCTATGGATAGCATTAGCAGGATTAATTTTAGGTTATATTATTTATAATAGAAAGCAATATGTTAATTTGTTTGATGCTGCAGTTATTGCCTCAGAGGAGAGCTTTAAACATGGGGATAATAAAAGAAAACTTAATGCAGCAGTTAAGTTTATAACATATAGAACTGATAAATTACCATATCCAGCGAGAATATTAATTAGAAAATTTTTTAGTAGAGAAAGAATAAGAAAAGGAATAGAAAAAGCTCTTCAAAAATTTTCTGATGTGTTTGGGACTGGAAGAAAAATCGACATAGAGGAAGCAGAAAATGTTGAAGAATAGCATAAAATTAAAAAGAGAAAATAATTTATTTAGTGTAGTTGTTGAAGACTACACTAAATATATAAAAAACTTTCCAATAATTGTTCCAAAAGGATTTAGAACCGATGGAGCAAGTATTCCTCTTGTACTTCGTCCATTTTTTGAGAGATATGGAAAAAATACAGAAGCAGCAGTTATACATGATTATTTATACTCTAAGTTCAATGATACAGGCATAAATAGAGAACTAGCTGATAAAATATTTTTATTTATCTTAAAAGAAAATGGAGTATCTTACAGAGTTAGAAAGGTAATGTATAAGGCTGTGAGGATGTTTGGAGAAGTCTTTTGGGAGAAAAAACTTAGAAATGAAGGATATAAGAATCAAGCTATAATTGATAGAACAGAAGAGGCAAAGCTATATTATAGTGAATGGGAGAAAAAATTAGGAAAACTTTAGGAGATTAAAATGGGGAAGATGAATGGGTTATTTGAACACTGGTTTATAAGAGGTACAATTGGTTTTATATTATATTTATTAGGTGGTTGGAGCAAATCACTTGAAATAATGATGACATTTATAATAGTTGATTATATAAGTGGATATTTAAAGAGTATCTATAAGAAAGAAATATCATCTAAAAAAGCTTTTAGGGGGATTATAAAGAAAGCCTCTTGTATTTTGGCTGTTATAATAGGTGCTTCACTTGATAAATTAATAGAAGGGACTCCTATAAATATTCCAATTAGCTTATTCAATGTTCCCCTGTCTTTTAAAGAATTAATAATATTTTCAGTAATAGGGAATGAAGGAATAAGTATAATTGAAAATTTGGGAGAAATGAATTTCCCCTTTCCTTTATTTATTAAGAAGTTCTTCAAGCAGTTAAAACAGCAAGATGAGCAAGATAAAGAGAATAAATAATAAAAAATTAAAAGGAGTATTCAAACTCCTTTTTTGTTTAGTATAGAAATTTTATTTTTATCATTTTGTTTTTAAATAAAATTATCATTTTAAATTGAAATTTTTATCAAATTGTTTTGCGTCTTACATCTATATTAGAATTTAAATGTTATTAATCTCTCTCAATTCTTTTAATTTTTTTAATTTATGTATTTCTATATTAGAATTTAAATGAATAAGATAGATAAAACCTAACACCTTTATTCTACATTTATGTATTTCTATATTAGAATTTAAATCTTTCAATTTTTGGATGTTCTTATGTACATAAACTTCATTTATGTATTTCTATATTAGAATTTAAATTATGCTATTAAAGTTTTAGGTAGAGTTATTAATTTATTTATGTATTTCTATATTAGAATTTAAATTATGCTATTAAAGTTTTAGGTAGAGTTATTAATTTATTTATGTATTTCTATATTAGAATTTAAATTATGCTATTAAAGTTTTAGGTAGAGTTATTAATTTATTTATGTATTTCTATATTAGAATTTAAATTATGCTATTAAAGTTTTAGGTAGAGTTATTAATTTATTTATGTATTTCTATATTAGAATTTAAATTATGCTATTAAAGTTTTAGGTAGAGTTATTAATTTATTTATGTATTTCTATATTAGAATTTAAATTATGCTATTAAAGTTTTAGGTAGAGTTATTAATTTATTTATGTATTTCTATATTAGAATTTAAATTATGCTATTAAAGTTTTAGGTAGAGTTATTAATTTATTTATGTATTTCTATATTAGAATTTAAATTATGCTATTAAAGTTTTAGGTAGAGTTATTAATTTATTTATGTATTTCTATATTAGAATTTAAATTATGCTATTAAAGTTTTAGGTAGAGTTATTAATTTATTTATGTATTTCTATATTAGAATTTAAATTATGCTATTAAAGTTTTAGGTAGAGTTATTAATTTATTTATGTATTTCTATATTAGAATTTAAATTATGCTATTAAAGTTTTAGGTAGAGTTATTAATTTATTTATGTATTTCTATATTAGAATTTAAATTATGCTATTAAAGTTTTAGGTAGAGTTATTAATTTATTTATGTATTTCTATATTAGAATTTAAATTATGCTATTAAAGTTTTAGGTAGAGTTATTAATTTATTTATGTATTTCTATATTAGAATTTAAATTATGCTATTAAAGTTTTAGGTAGAGTTATTAATTTATTTATGTATTTCTATATTAGAATTTAAAATGTACTGACCCCAAAAAGTCGGACAAATTTAATTTAACTTACTAATAAGGATTGACTTCTGTAAGAAGCAGGAGTTAATCCTTTTAATTTTTCTGTTACTTTTTCTTCCTCTATAAACCCTATGCTTATCTGAGTTCCCTCTATATCGCTTTCTTTTTTTCTATTCCATATTTTTTCAAGTCAATTTTTGCAATGCAACTATTTTCAAAATTTTTAAATTTTGTATATCCTATTGGATTTCCTGTAAGACAATTATAGGTTTTCTAAATCTGAAATATCTTTCTTTAATTCATCAGGAATTTTAGATGCATCTGTTACTCTATAGATTGCTTTATATTTTTTCTTTTTTAAATTACAATTTCTACAAGCAATAATTAAAACATTTCCAATGTAATTTCCTTTTTCCTCAGGAGTAGTTCTTAGTATAGAAGATGGAGCATAATTACTTGTATTTTCCTCTTTTTTTATTATTCTAAAAATGATTGATTTTTTGTTTCTTTGATTTTCTGTAATAAAAGAGTCGATATATAGTCAATTTGTATTTCTTTTTTTAGGTGAAAAATTATAAAAAATTGAACTTTCTTGTAAAAGATTTATTAATTTAGGAGATACTTTTAATTTAATATTTGTAAAATCATTAATATTTTTTTCAGATAAAGGTAATCTATTTTCTTTCACAGCCCTATAGAAATTTAATGGATTCATATTATCTTTAGAATCATACTTTATACCTGTCAAATGTAAAAAAATGCTTCTTAAAAGTAATTAAGAATTTTTTTATTTCATTTTTATTTTCATAAATGTATGAAACCCTCTTATTTAAAAAATTCTTATCATAAACTTCTTGAGCTAACTTTAATTTTTTAAAAATTTTACGATTTTCTATTATAACCTCTAAAAAAGAGTGTCCTTGAACAGACAC